TATCAGGTTGAAAACGGTCATGATCGTGATGGATTGGGTTCAGAAGAGAATTATTTCTGGAAAACAGCAAAAGAACGCAACGAAGAGGACGAAAAAGAGGAAAGAAAACCGTTTCAACCAGTCACAGGTAACGTTGAAATCCATATTGAACCAGAATTAGGGGATGATCACTATGGTGAGATACAACCAGAACCTGGTAGAGAGGCATATCTTACAAAATTAGAGTCTGAAGCAAAGAAACGTAAGGCAAATGCAAAGAAAAACTTTGATTTGGTTGAATTGGATGGTGGTTCTTGGACTATTGAGGTCCCAGTAAGAAAAAATTAATATGAAAAACGTAAAAAATGCTCATATGGGCACACATTTACTCGTTGAAGTGTATAATGTGCCCTTTGACAAGTTAAATGATGCGAAAAAAATTGAACAAGTATGCGTTGATGCTTGTAAAATTGAAGGTGTACAAGTTCTAAACACTTATACGCATCATTTTGACCCATATGGAGTGACTTGCACACTAACTTTAGGTGAAAGTCACCTTTCTTGTCACACTTGGCCAGAAAAAGGGTGTGTTGCCTTTGATATTTTTACCTGTGGAGCAAAAAATCCACGTTGTGTTGCCTTTTGGGTGCTTGAATACTTTGATAGTGATGATTATGTAATGAAAGATTATGCAAGATAGGGTATAAATAAATCTAAAAGCATTAATAATGTCGATTACCCGCAAATCTAGAGCATTTAAGGATATAAGTCTGTCTTTTTCACCACATCCAGTGACTAAAGACCTTCCTGTGCTTACAAATGAGAGGGCAATTGTAAGATCAGTGAGAAATTTAGTCGAAACAATACCTACAGAGAGGTTTTTTCAACCACTTTTAGGAACTGATATTCGTGAATCGCTCTTTGAGAACTTTTCACGCACTACAGTTAACATAATTGAAGACCAAATTCGTGATACAGTACGAAATTTTGAACCAAGAGTCAATAATATTGGTATTGAAGTCACATCTTTCCCTGATGACAATAATTTTGAAGTAAAAGTGCTTTTTGATATAAAAGGATTAGATCTTCCAACACAAGCATTTACCTTTTTACTAGAACCAACGAGATAATATGCCCTTTACACAGTTTACAAGTTTAGACTTTGATGATATCAAAGCACAAATTAAAGATTTTCTTCGTTCAAACTCAAATTTTGCTGATTTTGACTTTGAAGGTTCTAACTTTTCAGTTTTAATTGACACACTTGCATATAATACATACATCAATGCATTTAATGCCAACTTAGTTGCAAATGAATCATTTTTAGATTCTGCTACAGTTCGTGAAAACGTAGTGTCACTTGCAAGAAACATTGGTTATATACCCCGTTCAAAAACCGCTGCAACAGCGACTATTCGTTTAAATGATATAAATGTCGGAACAACAAATGATAGCACTACAAAGTTCTTAAAACTACGTTCAGGTCTTGTTTGCGTAGGTAGTGCAGAGAATACCACATATCGTTTTTCGATTCCCGATGATGTAATTTCAACTAGAATTAAGGATGTAGGAGGGACATCATTCGCTCAGTTTGATGAACCAATTACAATTTATGAAGGAACATACTTACAAAGAGTCTATAGAGTCGATACATCTCAAGATCAAAGATATATTATTGATAGTCCTAACATTGATAGTTCAACATTAAGAGTATTTGTATCTGGAATATCGGATACAACGATAGGTAGAAAATATAGTATGGTCGATAATATATTAAATATCGACAAAAATTCTGAAATTTTCCTTGCACAGGAAGTTCAAGACGAAAAATATGAAATATTATTTGGTGATGGTTTATTTGGTCGTAAATTAGAAAACAATTCAGTGATTACTGCAAGATATATTGTTACCGAAGGTCAGACTGGTAATGGTGCATCTAATTTTAGTTTCCAAGGTTCATTTACAAAGAGTGATGATACACTGTTTACACCAACTGATTCAATCACCGTAAGCACCGTAACAAACGCTTCTAATGGTGCTGAAGTTGAAGACCTGTCTTCTATTAAGTATTTTGCTCCAAGACTCTATTCAGCACAATATAGAGCAGTTACACCAAGAGATTATGAAGCAATAATTGGTACAATCTTTCCTCAAACTGAGTCTGTAGCAGTTGTAGGAGGAGAAGAATTAGACCCACCACAATTTGGTAAAGTTCAAATCAGTATCAAACCAAAAAATGGTACTTTTGTATCTGACTTTGATAAATCTCAGATTAAAAATAAATTAAAGAACTACTCTATCGCTGGTATAAATTCTGAAATAGTAGACTTAAAGATACTATATGTGGAAATAGACACAACAATCTACTACAATCCATCACAGATTGCATCTGCTGCTAGTTTAAGAAGTTCAGTTGTCGAAGGATTAAGTGAATATGCAGAAAATGTTGAACTAAACAAGTTCGGTGGTAGATTTAAATATAGTAAAGTTAGCACTTTAATTGACCGTATTGACAATGGAATTACATCTAATATTACTAAAGTAATTGTCAGAAGAGATTTGAAGGCATTATTAAATCAATTTGCACAATATGAACTTTGTTTCGGTAATAAATTTAATATTAATCCTGCAGGATTTAACGTTAAGAGTACAGGATTTACTATAAATGGATTTAATGATGTTGCATATATTACAGATGTGCCAAACAAGACTGCCTCTGGTTCTTTAGATGGTTCTGAAAAGGGTACACTTTCAATTGTATCTAAAAATAATAGGGGTGAACAGAGAGTTATTGTAAAGGATGCTGGTATGGTTGATTATAAAAAAGGTGAAGTAATTTTAAATACAATCAATATTACATCAACAGTGAATGATAATAACATTATTGAAGTTCAGGCATTTCCTGAATCAAATGATGTTGTTGGTTTGAAAGATTTGTATCTCAATTTTGATGTATCAAAGAGTACAATAAATACTATTAAGGACGTAATCGCTTCAGGTGAAGATGTTTCAGGAGTCCTATTTACTAGAGATTATTACACATCAAGTTACTCTAACGGAGATTTAGAGAGGAAATAATTTATGTCAAATATTGACAAAAGAATACAAGTCAATACTATTATTGAAAATCAGTTACCTGAGTTTGTGGTATCTGATTTTCCTAATGCAACTGAGTTTTTAAAACAATATTATATCTCACAGGAGTTTCAAGGTGGACCTTCTGATTTAATTAATAATTTTGATCAATATTTAAAAGTTGATAATTTAGTTCCTGAAGTTGTTGTCGGTGTTACAACAATTTCTGCTGATGTATCGACAACAGATACAACTATTACTGTACCTAGCACTAAGGGTTTTCCATCTGAGTATGGATTACTTAAGATTGATGATGAAATAATTTCTTATACTGGTATTACTTCAACATCCTTTACTGGATGTATTCGTGGTTTTAGTGGAATTACTGGATTTAATGTCGGAGTATCTTCATCACTACTTGAAGTTAATCGTGAAAGTTTAAAATTTAATGAAACATCTGCAGCAACTCACACATCTGGTTCTACATTAACAAATTTATCAGTATTATTCATACAGGAATTCTTCAAAAAAATAAAAAAATCTTTTTTACCTGGTTTAGAAAATAATAATTTTTCTGAGGATTTAGATGCTGGTAATTTTGTAAAATTTGCTCGTTCATTCTATCAATCAAAAGGTATTGAAGAATCAGTAAGAATACTATTTAAAGTATTATATGGTGTAGAATCAAGAGTATTAGACTTAGAAGGCAATCTTATAAAACCATCTGACGCTGAGTTTATACGTCGTGAAGTTGTTGTAGCAGATTTAATCACACCAACTGGAGAACCACAAAACTTAACTGGTCAAACAATATTCAAATCCACTGACACTTCAACAAATGCATCAGTATCAGAAGTAGAAATAATCAAAAGAGAAGGTAAAAACTACTATAAAATTGCATTATTTGTTGGATTTAGTGATCGTGACTTGATTGAAGGTGTATTTACTGTTCCTGGTAATACAAAAGTTCTTGATGATGTACCTGCAGGTGCTACAATTATTAATGTTGACTCAACTGTAGGATTTGGTACTACGGGAACTGTTATTAGTGGTGCTAATTCTCATATAGATTATACATCTAAATCAATAAATCAATTCTTTGGATGTAGTGGTATTGGTGTTGGAATTGGTACTGCTGATAATCTTAGAGCAAATGAAACAATATTTGGATACGAGAATGGTGATTTATCAAAAAGAGTTGATTTAAGAATAACTGGTGTACTATCAGAATTAGTCCCTATTTCTGATATTAGTTTGATTAATGAAGGAGAAAACTTCTTTGTAAAAAATATTGGTGAAAAGATTGAGAATGATAATGATAATTACAAACAAATTTTTGCCAACTCTTGGATTTATAATACAAGTTCAAGATTTCAAGTCGATATACCACTTGGTAGTTCAACATTTACCTTAAAAACAAACATCGATAAATCATCTCTCAAACTTGGAGATAGGTTTGATATCTTGAAACGAAATGAGCAAGTTGTTGTTGGTAGTGGTACAGTTGCAAGTATAAACGTTATATTAAATCAGATAACTGTTTCTAACATCGCTGGATTTACTCAAGATGCAAATCAACTATATGATATTCGTAGGAAGGTAGAGAAAGTTGCAAGTTCAGGTGTTAACATTTTACAGGGAAATGATTCAATTATTGCAGATACTTTAAGTGTTTACACTGATGGTAATGCTGACGGATATGTAGCATCAAACTCTCTTCCAAGTTATGATATTACAACAAATATAATTGAAGAAACTCTTACAGGAGGAACTGCATCAAGTCTTGATGCCTTCAATCCATTAAATGATAGATACAGTTTTCTTAACTTTAATATTAGTAGAAATATTAAATTCATTCAGGGTGATGCTGTAGTATATCAACCTGAAGGAGATGCACTTATAGGTTTAGATACTGGAAGAACATATTTTGTAGATCCTGTCCTACCAGAACCAGGTCAAGATATTACAAAGATAAGAATTTTTAATTCTCTAGCACAAATTGGTTCTGCGAGTACAGTTCAAGTTGGTCCGACTACATCAACGACTGATATTCATAGATTTGTACTAAAAAAACACGCTAGTCGTAATTTAGATGCTGATAAAATCTTAAGAAAGATTCCTTTAGTTCAAAATTTATTTGTTAGTTCAAATCAAGATATTCCTACAAGTGATATTGGTATATTGATAAATGGGGTTCAGATTCACTCACCCATTTCAGATAATCAAATATATTATGGTCCTCTTGAATCTATTGACCTATTAAATGGAGGAGATGGGTACGATATTGTCAACCCTCCTATAGTGGGAATTGAAACAAGTAGTGGAATAGGTGCTGCTGTTGAACCTATTATAAGAGGTTCTGTAAAAGATGTATTTGTAGATCCACAAGAATTTGATATTGACCAAATAACAAGTATTTCTTTGACAGGTGGTAATGGAAATGGTTGTGTATTGCAACCAATATTAGGTAATAGAAACAGAGAATTACAGTTTGATAGTAGAGATGTATTTTTTAACGGTGGTGTAGATATATTAAATGAAACTATAACATTTAAATCTCAACATAATCTAACTGATGGTCAGTTGGTTTATTACGGTTCAAATGGAAATAATCCAATAGGTATTGGAACTGCTTTTGATCCTGAAAATAAAGTTAGTGGTACATTATCAGATGGTGCACCATATTTTGTCAGATCTGTAAACCCATCTACAGTAAGAATATTTAATTCAAAAGCAGATGCTTTATTTGGAACAACTGGTATCAATACTGTAGGTTTATCAACAGACACTGATGCAAGTGGTATCCACAAATTTAGAACAGAAAATAGAAATACTTTAGTTGCGATTAAAGTATTAGAAGAGGGTTCTGGATATACTCATCGTAAATTAAGAGTAAAACCAACAGGTATATCTACATCACTAAATGTTGTTACGTTTAAAAATCACGGATTTCAAAGTGGTGAGATAGTTGAATATTCTGCAGAGACAACAGCGATACAAGGATTAAGCACATCTTCATCATATTATATCAACAAATTAACTAATGATACTTTCCAACTCGCAGATGCAGGTATTGGTGGAACATCAACTGTTGATTATAATAGAGGTAAGTATGTAAACTTTGCTTCATCTGGAGAAGGATTCCAAATATTTAATTATCCGCAGATAAAAGTTAATGTAGATGTATCTTATGGTTCAACAATTACAGGTGATATTGTTATCACTCCTGTTGTAACGGGAGAGTTAATTGGTGGATATCTTTATGAAGAGGGAACAAATTATGGTTCAACCACACTTGATAAAGAGGTAATACCTAAAGTATCAATTGAAAATGGTAAATTTGCAGAATTTAAACCTATTATTGTAAATGGTAGAATTACTGATGTAGCAGTTGTAAACAGAGGTAGAGAATATAATTCAAGTCCTGAACTTAGAGTTATATCAACAGGCACTGGAGCTGGTGCTATAATTCGTCCTGTTATCGAAAATGGACAAGTAATTGATGCTATAGTTACAAATACTGGTATTGGTTATAGTAGTCTTTCAACGGAAGTTAGAGCATTTTCTAGAGGTTCTAGTGGTGTCTATGCTGCTAGAGTTAGAAGTTTAACTTTAAATAATACACATAGATTTGGTGATTCATTCTTATCACAAAAAGAGGATACACTCAAGTTTAGTATCTTAGGTTATTCTCAAGAAATAGCAAATAATTTTGAAAATACATTTACAGTTAATAGTAACGGTGAATTCAATCAAATAATTGGACACTCACCAATTGTTGGTTGGGCATATGATGGAAATCCAATATATGGACCTTTTGGGTATTCAGATCCAAGTAATATAAACTCTGACTTAAAAATATTAAAACCATCTTATGTAACTGATATTAACAGAGTTGAGAATCGTCCAACAGGATATTCAGCAGGATTTTTTGTAGAAGATCACGTATATGATGGCACAGGTGATTTAGACATTCACAACGGAAGATTTGGAAAAACTCCAGAATTTCCAAATGGTGTTTATGCATATTTTGCTACTGTTGGATTAGGAACTGGTACAAATAAATTAGAAGGAATATACCCTTACTTTATTGGTAATACTTATCGTTCTCCTTTCATTGCGGAAAATCAGGTTCTTAATCAGGAGTTTGATTTTAATAATTCTGGTTTAAGGAGAAATACTCTACCATATAATGTTGATGAACCATTTGCTGGAAATGATTTTGTAATTGAATCTTATGAAAAAATAAGACAAGTTTCAAAAATTGAGTCTGTAACTAAAGGTGAAGTAGATGGATTTACCATTTTAAATGGTGGTAGTGGATATAAGGTTGGTGATTTAACAGAATTTGATGATGAAGGTACAAATGGTTCTGGATTCCGTGCACGAGTTGATGAAATAGTTGGAATAGGAATATCTAGAATTGATACAACAATTGTTCCATTTGATGGTGCCACATTTGAATGGAAGAGTGGAGATGAAGTTGAAGCAACATTTTTACCATTTATTGAGTTAAATGATGAAACAACAGTAAACATATCAGGATTAACTAGTTCAATTGTTAACTTAACTGATAATTTTACTGTAGGTGTTAAAACAGATACCATCGGTCTTGCTAAGTCAATGACTGTGGGTTCAAATAGTGGATTAATACAAGACATCTATGTAAGTCAAATACCAAATACAGTTTCGATTGGTGGTTCATTAAAAGTTGGTTCTGGAAATGTAAATCTAGACAGTGAAATTGAAACATTACAAGTATTAAATATATTCCCTCTAAGAAAAGTCATAAGAGTATTAAGACATACAGGTATTGCTCATACATTAGGTTCAAATGTCGATGTTTTAAATAACCGCATTAGTATTCCAGTAAAGACATCACAATTTACATCAAAACCAAAAGAAACTATATTCTTTAATGGACCTCAATCTGTTGGAGTTGGTACAACAGCTGGTGGTGCAATTGAGGTAGAAAGAGTTACTGGAGAGATATTAGAAAATATTTCTATACCAACTAGAACAATTCATATTCCAAATCATCCATTCAAAACAGGTCAAAAATTAGAATTGCATAAAAGAGTTGGTGCAAATCGTTTTGATGTAGGAAGAACACCTCTAGTTACTGAGTTTAAGTTACCATTCTTAGGTGTCAATTCAACTGAAGTGTATGTAATTGATAAAGGAGAAAATAATATTGGTCTTGTAACTACTAGAGTTGGTATTGGAAGTACGAGTGAAGGATTATTCTTCTATAGTAAAGGATCAAATTCAGGTATTTCTTCAGGATTATATAATTTACAAACTACTGAGGATAGAATCACAGGTAATATTGAAAAAATAGTCACCACAGTATCTACAAATGTTTCTGCAGCGAATACAACAACACATAATTTAGTTGAGGGTGACACAATTAGAATGAACGTAGTTCCTAATCTAAATGTGGGTAATGGAACAACAATTCCTGTATCTGTGAATTATAATGCTGAATTTGAAAAATTAATTATAGATCCTATACTATTCACTGCTTCAGATGTTGAAACAAATCAAATTGATATAGTTGATCACGGATTTAAAACAGGTGATAAAGTATTTTATGATGGTGGTGCAACTGGATTGAGCACAGGAACATATTTCATTAACAGAGTAAGTAGTAGAAGATTCCAATTATCTGAAACAATTGAAGATAATAACTCAAATCCAGTAAGAACTGTAAGTATAACAGCAAATACTGGTGGCGATCAATCAATCGGATTGATAAATCCAAGAATCGATGTTGTCAGGAATT